GCCCATGACACGAGTGTCAACAGACAACTCATTTTTGGAATCAAGCGATAATTTGACAAGAGGTTCTGGCGCATCACTATTGGTCAAATTGCCCATCACTCGTGGAACAAAAGGCTTGATGTCATCCAAGACCTGAGGACGTGAATATCCAAAAATCTTTGCAACATCTCCAACCCGCGTAGAAATCAGCGAGGTAGCCTTAGCATATGGAGCGAAAACCGGAATCATCGACAAAGCGTCCGCAGCCCTAGCAATTGCAGAAGCTGGTTTGCTAATTAAACCATCCTTGACAAACTCATCAGCAGTAGATGTATTCGAACCCTTCATCATAGCTCCTTTCTTCTTCTTGTCAGCTTGGGTATCGTATGGCTTTGGAAAACCGAACTCATCTAACTCAGAATCATCCACATATCCCTGCTTGGTATAAACCTGTGTTGCGTGCCCTAACATAATGTCAGGGTCATCAATTGGTTCTGGAGGCGTGGGAGGAATGGGTGGCGGACGCACATCTTGATCCAAAGGATCAGGTGCAATGTCTGCTTGAGCTACTGCAGTTGTGGGAACAGATAATGTTAAATTCTCTGCCCAACAAAATACTGCAATTGTAATAGGATCTGTACCACCGTTTGCATGCTGAAGCACATCAAAATCGTGAATGTCAACTTCACCCATCTCATCAGCCCATCCTGCTTTTGTTATATCCAAATAATTCTCTGGCCAAATGAATGGCAAGAGCATTTCGCCTCCCTGCGAGGAAGTGGGATCCAACAATAGATGTGGTTTTTGAGAAGCTTGCACTAAATCCTGTTCAACAAAAGCACGGTTGACTGTAACCTGATCATCGGTCACATAAGGATTGTATGACAAAAGGGCACGTCCATAATAAAAACTGTTGCCGTTGACTAGCACTTTCAAATGAAGATTGCAACGCAAATTACGGTAACGGTTGATCTTGTCAAGGACATCCGAATTAGAAAAGAATAATGCCCAAGGGTTGAAGCGTGTAACCGCCAAAGCAGATGATGGTGTCCATTGGTACTCTTTGATCTTTATCGGTCTGCTAAGAAAATCACCCAATTGTGCATCAGTAAAACCTGCCAGTTTGGTAGTCTCATCCGGAGTGGCAACAATATTGTATGACCAAGGAGTATCCCCGTCAATAAAATTTGTCGTTTGAGAAATTGTTTCATTCGAAACTTTGGAGATGTCATAGGCGGCACCTCCTTCCGCCTTTTCTTCTTGTGTGTAATTTTTACTGAACCGCATCTTAGGGTCGGTGCCTGGCTCAAAGCACCGCCAGCAACGTATTTAGGTGTGATTGACGAATTCTCCTGTAAATACAGGTATTCCACGGGGGGAATGTCATACGTACAGCAAGCCGATATGCGTAATGATAATACATAAAACACACGCGATATGGTAACCAATACTGCACGGCCATTTTAAACTTACACTTCCCACGGATGGCTCCGGGGGGCGGATGAGTTTAACGTCCTCCCAGGACTGTTGGGAGAAGTTACAAATACGTCTCTTTGAACTTCTCCAAGCGGTCATCATAAGTCATGTTCAGTTCATTGCACAAATGAGAAATACCAGCCTTCTCAGCTACTTCCTCCATTTGCGCACGTCTCTGATCATAAACCTCACGACCATATTGCCACCATTCTCTCAGGGCGCCATCAATATTCTGAGCACTCTGATCTTCAAGACCTACAGAACGCGACTTGACGACAGTGTGCAGAGATTTCCAAATTGAATCCTCTTCCAAAACCCCATGAATTAGCCCAGTTTCCTCCTCAAAGCGATTCCTTCGCTTCAAGAAGTCGGCCTCATCATCCTTCATGTAAGGCTTGGGCTCAGATTTTTTGTCTGGCATGGTAAGGACCATATCTCTCTCGGCCAAAAAATGACTATAAGAAACATGGTTGAAGAAATCGGTGTCCTTGCGAGTCGATCCTTTAAAATCGTCGCCATATGTCATTACAGAGCATCGGGCCCTGAAATCATCTGGATAACCCAATTCCTTAGGATACAAATGGAAATAAGCGCATCTCATCAACAGCGAATTCACAGTGCAGTTGACATATACCGTCATATTGTGACCTGAGGGGTTGGAACCGGAATGAATAATCACATCTCCATTGTAAGACACACAAGAGTATGCGATCTCGGTAGCTATTCCCTTCATTATGGTAATGTCTCTCTCTGAATACTGACCGTTCCATTGTGCAATTAAAATATAAACCTCAAAAGCAGCAATGATAAGTTGAGCGGGCATCCGCAAATCATATTTACCGTAATCACCAGCAAAAATACGATCTGCACCAAACTTTCGCATGTGCTTTGCTAACTCATCCCACTCTGGGCCTTGAGCATTCACACCAACAGCACACTCCGAATCCAATGGAAACATGGACAAGATGCGTGCAATGGGCAACATATATTTGCGGACAACCATTTGAAATGCCCAATCAGCAGCTTGAAACACACGGACTTTATCCTTGTCAAGCGCAGTCGCCTCATCCTTGACACAAGCTCTGAAAATAGCATAACAGCGCTCTCCATTGGCAAGTAAATCCTCCATCTGTCTCATCTGATCCATGATCATCTGATCACACTCAACGGGACACGCAAAGTCGGGGTAATCCTCTGGAGGCAAAAATGTAATCATTTCTGACTTGGGTCCAGACAATGGAAAACCCTTGGAAGTACCGCGCTTCATTGCATCAATGAAACGACAACCATCTCGTCCACACAAAATCTCCATGTCGTTGAGAGGCTTCAGTTCCTTCGTTATGGTATCTCGAAACTCAGGCTCGTCAAATCTTGCAATCAAGTGACCTGCATAATCAATAATGGCATCTTCGAGAAGATGAGGTTCCACACCGGGACTTGGATTCGCGGAATGGGC